CACCATGCCAGTAGGGAAGTTCAGCGGGCTGGGGTTCTACGCCACGCCGACCGACACGTCAAACCCGAGTGTTACCTATTCGGGGCAGGCTGACCCGGTGTACGTGGGCAGCGACAACACCACGCCGGTGAGCGTCTACAGCTTCGCCGCCTGCATGGAGTCGTTCACCTTCAAGGCCGGCCGTGCGCCGAAGCTCCACCAGCGGGCCGGCTGCTCGAAGCAGATCCGGATCGATACCGAGCGGAAGCCGGAGGGCGAAATCCTGATCGAATCCCCCACCATCGCTCAGAAGGATTTCTTCAGCTTGGCCGCGGCCCAGACCGGCGGGACGATCTCCTGGACCCACGGCACTGTGGCCGGGAACCGTGTCTCCTTCACCGGCGCGAACTGCAGCCTGGGGGATCCTGAGTATGAGAACACCGAAGGCGTGGAGATGCTGAAGCTGCCCTTCATGCCGATCCCCACCGCGACCAACGGTTACAACGACCACTCCTTCGTGTTCACCTGATGGCATTCGTCCTCGAGCAGAACGAGAGCTACCTCTGGCCCGCCACCGTCAGGATTGCCCAGGACGGCGGGCGGTTCCGCTCCTTCACCTTCGACGTGGAGTTCAGGCGTGTGAGCCAGGAGCGGCGTGAGGAGCTGGGCCGTCAACTGCTGATGCAGAAGGGCAAGATCGAGCGGGGTGATTTCGACGGCGAGATCCTGACCCCACGGCAGATTGCGGACGAGCTGGTGGTGGGCTGGGCTGGCATCCTCGACAAGGACGGGGGCGAACAGGTGCCCTACAGCGAGGCCACCAAGGCGCAGCTGTTGAACATCGGTGACGTGGCTGACGCGATCCTGGCGGCATGGAATGAGTCGATCCCGGGGGCCAAAGCAAAAAACTGACCGGCGCCGTTGATCACTGGTTCAACGGCGGCAAGCAGTCCGCATCAGGTGAAGCCGGAGCGGGGATGATGAGCGATGCGCAGGCCCTGGGCCTGGAGCTCCCACCCACACCAGAACGAGCGGGAGACGCCGGGGCCTATGGGGTGTGGCCTGAGAACCTGCCGGCGCTGGAGCTGTTCCTTCGGTGCGCGACGCAGTGGCGGAGCGGCGCGCCGTCGCCGCTGGCACCAGCGGGAGTGTATGGGTTGGACTATGACGTGGTGCTGAAGGTCGGTAGGCTGTATCTGCCTGCTGAGACTGAGATGCGCGACGTCCTGGAGGATGTGCAGCTGATGGAGCGGCGGGCGCTGGAGCTGAGCTACGAACAGGCGAAGCGGGGGCGGAGCTGATGGCGGTCTCGCTGCAGACGCTGCTGAACATCGTCGCGAACGTGAAGGGTGAACGTGCTGTCGCGAAGCTGGGCGATGCCGTCGGCGGAATCAAGGCGAAGGCTGCCGCGGCGGCAACGGGGCTCACGGGGCTCACGAACGCTGTTGGCGGATTGGCTGGTGCCTTGACGATGCTCACGCCCCTGCTGTCTGGCGCGGGGCTGATTGCGCTGGCAGGTGGTGCGCTGCAATCAGCCGACGCCCTGGCGGACATGAGCCAGCGAACCGGCGTGAGCGTGGAGATGCTGGCCAAGTTCAAGAATGCAGCGGAGCTCAGCGGCGCCAGCATTCAAACGGTCGAGAAAGGACTGGTGGCCTTGTCGCGATCGATGGCCGCGGCGGCTGCCGTGGACATGGGCGGGATGACAGAGGAGGAGGTAGATCAGGCGGTGAAGGCATTGGAGAAGGGTGGGGAGCAGCAGGTGAAGGCCACGGAGAAATCGGCAGAGGACAGGATCAAGGTGATCGAGAAGGCCGCAGAACGCCAGATCGATGTGATCGAGGACCGTGAGCGGGACAAGGCCAAGGCCGTTGAGGACGGGGAGAAGGCGCAGACGGACGCGGTTGACCGCGAGGCAGAAGCCCGCATGGCCGCGCTGTCGCAGGAGAGCGACCGCCGGCTACGGGAGCTGGACAGGCGCTACCGGAGGGAGCAACAGCTCCAAGATGATGCGTTCAGCGACGCGGCAGATAGGGCGAACGAGGCCGCGAGCGACGAACTGGAGCGCTTGATCAAGCAGGCCAGGCGGATCTATCAAGCGCGAAGGAAGGCGATTCAGGACAACGACAGCTTGTCTGATGAGGCCAAGACCCGCTTGCTGCAGAACCTGGAGGATCAGCAAGATGCGGAGGTGGAGCTGATTCGGGATCAGTTTGACAGGGCGAAGAAAATTCGTGATCGTGCGGCACGTGATGAGCAGCAGGCGCTGAGAGACCAGCGGGAGGACCGCAAACAGATCGAGGTTGATGCGATCAACGCAGAGGAGGAGGCAAAGGAGCAAATCATCAAGGACCAGGCCGAGACCCGGAAACAGCTGATCAAGGATCAGAGCGAAGCACAGAAGCAGCTGATCAAGGATCAGAGCGAAGCACAGAAGCAGGTGATCAGAGATCAGTCAGCTGCGCAGGTGGAAATCCTGAGGGAGCAGACGCGGGAGATGGTGGCGGCGATTAAGGAAGGAGTGAAGGAAGCGGTGGCGGCCATGAACGCGAAGCTGCCGAAGAACGTGCTGGCGCAGGAAATGGAAGACATGGAGCTGAACGCCGGCAAGGCGGCGCGGGCATTCAAGGCAATGGGGATCCAAGTGGTGGATTCTGCCGGCAACCTGCGGGACCCCTCTGCTGTGATGCTCGAGATTTCCGACCGGCTGGCGAAGATGCCGGACGGTGCAAACAAGACAGCGCTGGCGATGACGCTAATGCGCGGCGCAGGGAAGGATCTCATTCCGATGTTGAACGAGGGCAGCGACGCAATCAAGAGATTGGAAACCGGCATGACCACCGGATTCGCGAAGGCATCTGAGGCCTATGGGGACGACATTACAGAAATCGGCCAACGCACTGGGAGGCTCGGGCTCACGATCATGGCTGAACTGTTGCCTGTTTTGGAGAGTGCGACCAATGCGCTGGCCGCGTTTCTTGACGGATTCGCGAAATTGCCTGATTGGCTTCAGGGCGCCATCGGAATTATCGGCGGGCTGGCGCTTGCCTTTGTCGGATTGGCAGCCCCGATCATGCTGACCGCCAAAGCAATCGGGGGCCTGGTGGCGTGGTTTAGCGGCTCGCCCCTGGCCGCAGCAATCGCGGGATTCATCACCTGGCCCGCCCTGTTGGTGGCGGCCCTGATCGGCGCCGGCGTTGCCATCTTCGTGTTTCGCGATGAGATCATGGCCTTCCTCGACTGGTTCTGGAAAGCCAGCCGCGACGCGCTGAACGCCATCGGCGGCATGCTCTACGACCTGTTGGTGGAGCCGTTCATCAGGGCATGGACGAACATGCGCGACGCCGTGGCGCCGTTCTTCACCTGGCTGGGTGGTGCCATCACCGCAGGCCTCACCACCCTCGGCCAGCTGTTCACCACCTACCTGGTGCAGCCGTTCCTAACCGCATGGACGAACATGGGCAACGCCGTGGTGGCGTTCTTTACTGGGCTGGGGGCCACCATCACCGCAGGCCTCACCACCCTCGGCCAGCTGTTCACCACCTACCTGGTGCAGCCGTTCCTAACCGCATGGACAAACATGGGGGCCGCGGCTGGCGCGGGGTTGCAGGTGATCCAGGAGGGCTGGCAGGGGTTCCTGGTCTGGTTCTCCGAACTGTTCGCTGGCATCAGCGAGGTTTTCAATCAGGCGGTGGTGCAGCCCATGGCGACAGCGTTTGACGTGGTAGTAGAGACCGGCAAGGCCGCGCTGCGTGGGCTGCTCACCTGGATGACGAACGCCATCAACGGCGCGATCCAGCTCATCAATGGCGTGATCGCTGGTTACAACGCACTGCCCGCGCCGAACATCGGCTACATCCCACCGATGACGGTGCCGACGTTCGCTGAAGGCGGCTTCGTGGACGGGCCCACCCTTGGCGTTGTGGGTGAGGCGGGCCCTGAGTACATCGTGCCTCAGGCGAAGGCGGCGGCGTTCGCCTCCAACATCCTCGCCGGGGTGCGGGGCCCTGGCGCGATCCCATCCGGCACCAGCCGCGGCGGCGGCGGCGCTCCGGTGTCCGTCAACATCCGCACCGGTCCCGTCATGCAGGCCGGCGGCCAGGACTGGGTGAGCAAGGCCGACATGGCCCAGGCGGTGAGCGAAGCGGTACGGCAGACACGGCGCATGCTCGTGAACCCCGCCGACCGCGCAGACCTGGGGATTGCCTGATGGATCCGGGCCGCTACCAGGAGCTGGAGATCATCGGCGACACCCGCGCCAGATGGCAGACCTACTTCAGGGCCACCACGCCGGCGGGCTATCGGTTCCTCGAGTTCCGTTGTGCCGGCATCGTCGCCACACAGCAGGGCGACCAGGCAGAGCTGACGGTCACTGTCCCCGCGATTCCGTCGGTGGTGGCCGCCGTCGATCGGGCGATTCGTGAGGGGCGACTGGTGGCCGTGCGGTTCTATGAGTTCGACCCGAGCCTGGGCGACGACGCCCCCAACGGCAGCGAAGAACTGATCACCCAGTTCATGGGCCAGGTGACCGGCGGATCGTCTGACCTCTACTCGATCACCCTCCAGCTGGGCAGCAGCCTGGCGGCGCTCGATGCGTCGGTGCCGCCGCGCAGATTCACCTCCGCCCTGATCGGGACTCCCTGCCGACTATGACCAGCACACCAGGCCGCGCTATCCCTCAGTCTGGTGTTGTGGCCTTCACGGCCCGGCAGCGGTCGGCTGTCGCAGGTGCCGACGCCACCAGCAACACCGACAACCTCACGAGTGAGCAGGCCAGCGCAGTGATCGGCGACCCGATCCCGCTGGTCTTCTGCAATCGGCGCAACGGCATCGGCGGGTGCTGGATCAATCCGGCTGCTACTGAAGCCCGCTTTGCCAGCCTCGATGGTGACG